CTGAAGGCTGTCGACTCCTTGGCAATGCTTGGTACTACGACCATCTGGCTTGGAAGTTCCGACGTCGGTGAGAATGCCGTGTTCATGATCCAAGACACCAAGCTTACAAGAATCTCTACCGGAGACCTTGAACGCGAGCTTACTCAGGTCGTGAACCCGGAGAACGCATACGCATCCATCTGGCAAGAGCACAGACATGTGTTCTATTCTCTCACATTTGAAGACAGTAAGTTAACTTATGTTTACGATGTGACTGAAGGAATGTGGCATCGTCGTGCGTCCTACGATCCGTCCAACAACTTGACCTACTGGCGTTACAACCATGCGGTATTTGCTTACAACAAGACCATGGTAGCTGCAGAGAATACTCTGTGCTACATGGACGAGAACAAGTACGACGAGCATGACGGACGTAAGATCCTCAAGATGCGTCGTGGCGGTGTCATGACCAGTAACGACTGTCCGTTCTTTATCGATTCAGCGGAAATCATCTGCAACCAGGGACAACAGTCGACGAAGTTCGCCAACCTTGTCACAGGTGTGCTAGATGCTCCGCCGACCGATATCAATCCAAGAATCTCCGTAAGATACTCTTGGGACGGTGCGCTCTTCTCCGACTACGAAGACTACTACCTTGGCAACGTGGGCCAGTATGACTGGTCTACTTGCATGTGGCATCTAGGCTTCGGTAAGTATTTCACGTTGGAAATATCTACCACTGAGTCGATACCTTTTGCAATCTCTAACCTCAAGATAGCTTGGTCACCAAGCGGGATGTTTGCCTAATGGATAGACCGCAACTTGTAAGATACAGGGACTGTTATGGTGCATAACCATCTAGGGCTTATAATGAAACCCTAGCAGTCCTATAAGGAAATATAGCAATATGGCACAGCAAAGTCAAGTACAGATTGTAAGATTTTCGAAAGAGAACCCAAACTGGGACAAGGGTCTTGAGGGCAAATGGGGCACCGTAGGCGAAAACTGGGGCAAGGTGACGGTCATGAAGAACGTCGTCTGTGTCATTGCGTACAAGGGAGCCAACGTGGTCGAATACAAGCTACCGACGGTGTATGACGGTTTTCTCATTTGTTCTGACGGGACTACGGTTCCGGTGAACGACAGTACATTAACACTTAGCCTTGGTGAAAATGTCAGCGCACAAGGCATGCTACAGCTGACGAAGGATAACTAAGAATGATTCCAGCAATTATCGCAGGAGTTGCAGCCCTTGGTTCTGCTGCGGCGACCTATTACGGAAACAAGTACGCAGCCGACAAGGCATCTGCCAGCCGTGCTGCGGCAGCGCAGAAGATTGGCGAAATGCAGGGCCAGTCCAACCAGTACTACGACCAGATGATCCGCGACATCGGTAACTACTACGACAACCGTGGTTCGCTTGGTACTGCTACTGACGCAAAGAACTACAAGGACGCCATCGGTGCGTACGATCCGAACAGCTTCGCTCTGGACATGAACGATCCAAACAACCAGTTCGGATACGACAAGACCGCTGACAGCTTCATCAACCCTTACTACGACAAGATCATTGGCGACACTGCGGCGACCGTGCAACATACTGCAGCTGGTGCCGGACTTGGCCGTGGTTCTGGTGCTGCTCAAGCCATTGCAGACGCTGTCGTCAAGAAGAATGAAGAACTGTACAACGACGCCTACAACCGCTTTACCGACGACCGTCAATTTGAATACAATCGGTACGCTGACTACATAGCCAACAAGCAGAGACAGCTGTCGGAACTCCGTGCCGCAACTGACACGAAGTTGTCAATGCAGGGCAACCTTGCCAACGACTACTACTCTGTCATGGATGCAAAGCAGTCCGATCTGTTGAAGGCACAGCAAGACCGTCAAGGCACTATGTCCACCTATGCTCAGGCAATGATGGGTGTCGCTTAATACTTATTACAGTGAGGTTTAAACATGGCCGGAATTTATCAGAGAGACAATTTAGCACAGATCTATGCGGCTAACCTCGAAAGGGCGTTGGCTCGCCGTGATGCTTACGAGAAGGAACGTGCTGCCCGTGTAAATAGCAACGTCGATGCCATCAAAAACGGCATCCGCGCAGTCGGTACAGCCGTCACCTATGGTCTGTCCGACGATCCCCAGGCACGTCTTGCGGCTCTTGAGAAGGAATACCAGGAAGCAGTCGCAGCCGAGCGCGAACAGTACAACAACAGTGTACGCGAGGCGGTAGGTGCGAACGTTCCTACATATTCTTCCAATCCGTACTTGAACGGCATGGAAGGCTATCGACCGAATCCCAACCTTGGCGGATATTCCGACTACATGGGAAGGAACGCATCGGCTGACTACGACTTGGCCCGACTTGCCGAACTCTACCGTAGGGGGCGCTAATGAGAAGTTCGTCCGAAATTGCAGCAGAAATCAACGCCTTGAAGGCACAGATTGCCAGCGGTTTGCCGTACGGCAACTCTGAGGCGCACAATGCCGCCGTGTTCGACCACGTCTACAGTGGAGACCGTAGTGGTGTTGACGCATTCCAACGTGCTATCGAGCAAGCTATGCAGAACAAGTTGCAACGTGAACTGACAGCTTCCGAAAACGAGAAGAACCGTCAGAACGCTCTCAGGATTGCGGAAATGGGTAAGGCGGAAGCTGCCGCCGAACGTAAGCAGAAAGCCGACGAGCTGGCTGCCTTGAAGTTGGCACAGGCCCGTCCGGAATACATGAAGCTCCAGAAGTCGATGCTTGACGCTGTCGACGCTGGTAACCTTGACGAAGCCGCCATCATCAAGTCGCAGATGGAAGCACTTGAGGCTGAACATGGCGTAAAGTTCGGAGAAAATGCACAGGGTCTTATCGACGCAAGGGAAGCCACTCGTAAGAAAGCTGAAGAGGAAGCTAAGAAGGAAGCTGTCCGTCGTCTGGCAGTGGCAAAATTCTTGGCTGACCTACCTACTACCTTCAATGATGAAAACGCGAAGAAGCCAGTGTATGCGGATATCTACAGCAATCCATACATGAAACCGGACGAAGCGGCTAAGGAAATTGAACGCATCCGCAACATCGAGTCCGGACGCACTAAGGTCAAGAAGGCTGTTCAAGGTGCTGTCGCTTCCGGTGCTGGTGACGATGTCAAGAAGGCTAAGGAAGAACGCGAGAAGGGTATTGCTCTTGCGCGTAAGGCCAAGCAGAAGCTGGACAGTGGCCGTCTCTTGCTGAAGACCGAACAAGATGCCCTTGACAAGTGGGGCAAGGAGCTCTAAATGACTATTGAAGAATTTCTTGACCAGAACGCATATAACCTAACCGCTGAAGAATACAACCAGGCACTGACCGACTATCAGAACATGGACACCCAGCAGTGGGTTAAGACCTATGCACCCATGATGCAATCTAAGGCAGCTGGGTGGTCTGAACTTGATGCCGTGAAGGTGAAGGATCTTCCGACTCGCTTGGCCGCCGCATTCGGTGACGTGGGCTTCAATCCGGGCAAGGAATATCTTGCAGAAGTCAAAGAGCGTGATTTCAGTGACGTATCCGATAAGCAGTTCAATGAAGGTCTTAAAAAGATGCGTGACTATTACGACCAGTTTGTCTCCGAACAAGAGAAGGAAGCTGGCCGTATCCGCCGTCAGAAGGAAGTGAAGGACTGGGGACTTGTCAAGCAAGCCCTCACGTCCGACTACGAGAAGCAGCGCTACATCGACGATCCGGAAGCCGCTCTGTTCGGTGAGGAAGCGCCGTCTATCGGTTCTGCCGAGAATACACGCTGGGGCTCTATGGCAGACCTTGGCCTTGGTGCCGCTGGTGCTGCAGCAGATGCCCTTCCTGGCTGGGGTAGCATGGCTGGCCCGGTTATCCGTGTCGGTCGCGACATTGGCCACCGTGTCACGAACAGTCCTTACCAGAAGTCCGCTGAGGACATTGCCAAGGACGCGCTCGCAGATGTGGTATTGACAGCATCGACTGCGTGGATGCCTAACTTCCGCCGTGAAAAGCGTATGGTCGAGAATGCCCTTCCGGAAGCTATGGGCAACCAGATGAAGCTTGCTCGTGAGAGAGAAAACATCCAGAAGGGTGTGGAACTTCTTAACAAGGTAGTCAATGGGAACACGGAGCTTGAGAAGCAGTTCAGCCCAGAAATGCTCAGCCGCTATTTCCGTGAGACTGTACAAGAACTTCCGGATTCCTATCTCAAGCAAGACTTGTTGCCGCTTGTGAACCAGCAGAACATCGACTGGGCACGTGCTCAAGCGATTGTGAACGACTACAAGGCCAAGAATCTGTTTGCTTGGGCTCCGAACGGTTACGACGCCGTACATTCCATCGTGGACAACAATCTTCCGTTACCACAGCAAGCAGTAAGCATTGACAAGGCAGACGGTGTAATAGTAGGCAAGGACGGAAAGCTCCGCTATTTCGAAACCCCAAATACTTACGATAAGCTTACGATGGACATCTACAACGCCAAGCCGCTTTCGCCACTGCAGCAGAAGCTAATGAAGCCAGCCACTGCACTGAACGAAGTTCTCCGTGGCGACGTCGGCGGTGCTGCCATCCAGCTTGGCAAGACTGCCACTGGTGCCAGAAGTCCCAAGAAGGCAGAACGTGTCCGTACGGTAGAAGACCAGATGGCCATCAACCGCATCAAGGCACAGGAAGAACGTTTCTGGGAAGCCGGGTTCAAGCCCAACAAGGTGGAAGGTGACCCGCTCTGGGAAGCCTATTCCGAATGGGATGAAAACAGAAAGAGAAAGGACGCCATCAAGCAGTCCTTACTGAGAGGAAAGTAATGTTTAGGAACTTTGACAACTGGGACGTGTACATCGACAACGACCGCAAGATCCTTGCTGGTTGTGTCCAGTTCATGCTGAAGGATGGAACTACGTCCGCAAACATCTACGATAGTGACAAGGTTCCTATCGAGAACCCTCAGATCACTGACATCAACGGTCGTACGGAAGAACAGGTGTTCATCGACGACGATATCCGTGCCTACGTCTACAAGTACGTGGGAACCGGAACGCTTGTCAACGAACGCCAGCTAGGTATCGACACTTCCGACACATCTAAGTGGGCCCTTCAGTACACGATCGAGTCCGCTTCCATCGACGAAAGGGCCGTGTCCGGACAGTCCGCAATGGGTGTCAACACAATGGACGACCTACGCGCACTCGATCCGTCCGAAGTCCCTGAGATCGATGGTCATAAGATCATCACCTTGAATGGATACTTCGAGGCTGGTGACAAGGAACCAGTCAACTACATCTGGGATTCCCAGTCCATGCTGCTCGACGACAACGGTTCCGTAATCATGTCGGACAATGCTCTGACTGGCCGCTGGATCCTTGTCCAACCGACTGAACATTGCGACAGCCGCCACTTCGGCGTATTCCCGCAAGATTCAGAAGATTCGGAAGAAGACCATTCCGTGCGCATGACGCAGCTGATTTCCTACTGCAACACGCACTCTATCCGTCCTTACTTCAACGGTTCCCAGGGATATCCGTACTTCATCTACCAGAACATCGCATTCCAGAGCCGCAACGCCATCGACGTGTCGGACGATACTGTCTTCGTGGACAAGGGCACCGGAAACCGATTCTTCGGCGAATGGAACGGAAATCCTTACTTCCTCAATGCCAACACGACCGTCAACTCGAAGACTGTCCGTCATAGCTGGCACTTCAAGAACTACTCTACCGGGACTGTGAAGTACATCGTCGACTCTACATGGAGTCCGGTGATGTTGAGCAATATCGACGTCGAGTTCGAGATTTCTCCGGCTTCGTCCACACAGCTTACCGACTGCGAGCTGTCTTCCAACGAGAAGATCACTGACACCATCGTACTCAGCGGCATGACTGTCCATACGGACTGGTTTGCCGACGATTACGACTGGTCGAAGCTCATGATGGTGAACTGCAAGGTCATCCTTCAGAACTGCAAGGACGCAAATACTTACGTTCTTCTTAAAAATAAGTTACATGAAGCGAACTACGGAGACCTTGGCGAACAGACGCTTTCGAATACGACACTGTTGGCGGACTGCATAGCTGAGAACGCATCGTTTTCCAACGTGACGCTGACTGGCAACACGGAGCTTCACAACGTCTCTGGTACTATCACTATTTCCGGTGCCGCATACCAGCTCAACTTCATCGACTGCTGGCTGACCATTTCGAATACGGACACTGTCGTCATGTCTACTGTGATGTGGCGTCGTGGTTCCGTAGTGAAGCCAGTCGGCAACTTCCAGATCTTGTCGACACTTTATCTGGACAACGTTGACGTGAACACGACGTTCTACACGCCTGGTGTCAATCCGGTCTACATGAACAGCCAGATCAACGTGACCCAGACAAACTTCCGTCAGTGCGAATACACGAACTGCGTATTCAACTCTAACATCGACTTCTATCCGGAATACCACACGTACCACTACACCCAGCCGTTGAATCCGGGTGTCCACGAAGCCACTTACCAGTGGTATGCTGGAAAGTTCTTCAAGAACGTCTTCCGTGGCGACTACGCTATCCTTATGCGCCCGGTCGAAGGTGTCGACTACAGCGACCAGACTATCGGACTCGGTTCCAAGTGGTGCTCTAACTACTCCGACCACAACTTCGTGGACGACAGTCTCTGGAACGGTGTACAGCGCCAGTCCTATACTAGCCAGTGGGAATACCACGACAACTACGGCGGATGCCTTGAGGAAGGAACTTCGTTCATTCTTGGGCCAGTGTCTGCTCCGTACAACTTCACCTACAGCTATATCGGTCTGAGTGACAGCCGTGAAGTGACTACGGACGTACCAGACACCTTCAAGAACAACTCCGGACTCTGGATTGTAAGCGATGGCCGTAAGAACAAGTACCATGATACTGGTTCTCACGACCTTCCGGCTGAAATGTACTGGGTTCTCAACTTGAAGGACAAGTACATCCCAGCAAGCAACATCTTCTGGCTGAAGAACATCCAGACGTCGCAGTCGGTAGCGCTTGACCTTGTTGTCAAGTCGTTCATCCGTGCCGACGACAAGCTGATGGAAATGGACTTCGTTCCATGGTCACATGGCGCGGCTCTACGTCGTGACAACCCAAGCCAACTATCTGTCGACGTCACCAGCGGTACTCCGATGTACTTCGAGTACATGGGAAACAAGCAATTCGATGACAACACCGACGAGCACAGGTCTATCCTCTGGATTACTGCGTACGACTGCCGTAACGACGCAACGAGATTCACTGCATACGTCTACGCGGATGCCAAACTGCAGTTCACTCGTTCGGTAACGTTCATTGACCTATAAGGGAGTAATTTATACACCATGCAAGAACAGAAAGACATCATCGAACAATGCACAGAGTTCCTTGGCAAGTCCAGCAGACGCTATTCCAAGGCACTCACCCGTGCCACCAACGACCTACGCCGTTATTCCGGAAACTTCTGGGATGACGATCTCCGTAAGAAGTACCGCAAGGGCAAGAAGCGTTACTGCCTCCAGCTGAACAACTGGAACGTCATGTGTAACGCCATTGCCTCTCCGTTGTCTGCTTCTCCGTGGCACACGGAACTCAAGGACAAGATTGGCGACTTCAAGTTAATACAAGACGCCATCGACGAACTGGAAGCCAAGAACGACGTTAAGACCGCACTTCTTGACGCCTTCCGCAAGTCCGTTCTCACTGGCTACGGATTCATGGTAGTATCTACCGACATCGATGAGTACACTGGCCAGCCGACCGTCATCGTTGAGTCCGTGAAGCATCTGCAGTCAGTCGCTATGGATCCGGCATGTGCCACCGTGTCGGGCATCGATGCGGAAGAAGGTGCAGTCGTCAACTTCATCGGCTTGAAGAAGGCACGTCGTCTCTATGGTGACGAAGTGGCTCCCTATGATTACCCAAGGGCCCAGCCTCGTCTTTCCCTCAACGGAATGGATCAGTGGGGCTGCCCGGAAGACCAGATCGCTATCGTGTCCTACTATGTCAAGGAAGGCGAAGGCGTACACTTCTATAAGATCTGCGGCGACCTTGTCGTACAGGACGCATTCTTGCCGATAAGGTATATCCCTATCATCCGTATCGCCGGAAACGAAATCTACGACAACGAGAACATCGACTATAACGGTCTGGTACAACAGACCATGTCCTTGGAACTTGGCGCGAATATCGCATATTCGACATTGATCGAACGTTGCGGACGTAGCGTAAAGGCCAACTACCTTATCAACGTGGATGCAATCGATGGACTTGAACGCAACTATGCGCAAGCCTCCGATGACGATCAAGCAGCCGTGTTGTGGAAGGGTGAGCATCAGCCTCTGCCGTTGACTGAACAGTTCCAGACTGGCGACCTCCAGGCCGTAGTGACGACTACGCGCACTTTAATGGAAGACGTTGTCGGCATTCCCCTCACTGGCATTCCGGACGGAGCTCCGGAGAAGACCGCTACAGAAATTCTCCGTCAGCAGACTTCTAAGGAATCTAATACCGCACAGTACTACAACAACGCATTCGCCGCATGCAACCACATGAGCAAGATCTTCATTGAACTTCTCAACGGCGGCATGGACTTGCGTTTCTCACTTGAGAATGGCCCAAGCGTCATCACAAGACAAATGAAGGCACGTCAGGAACTGTCAGCACTTGCGGCTATCTCTCCGGAAGAAATGAAGCCTATCCTTTCCGTGTACTTCAGCCGTACTCTCGAAGACGATGTCGGCGAAGCCATGACGAAGAACATGATTGCGAACTTGCCGCCTAACGTCCAGTTCATTGACGACCAGTCCACTGCAGATCCGACTGCTCTGCACCAGATGGAACAAATGCGCATGACGCTCGACGAAGCGATGTTGCAGCTTGACCAGACCATGCAGCAGAATGCGGAACTCCAGAAGCAACTGGATGCTGCACAGCTTTCCCTCATGGAAAACCGTGAACAGCGCATCTTGGATTGGAACAAGTTCGTCGTGTCCGAACAGGACAAGATGGCACTTGAGAGCGCCAAGCTCCAGCAGTCCGGCGAAGTCGACGATGCGAAGCTCCAGATTGAGGCTGCAAAGCTTATCAATCAGGCCGAGAACGACCAGATCAAGGAAATGCGTGAGAATGACAAGATGTTGTTCGACATGCAGAACAAGGTCGAAAGCGCTCGCAACGAAGGCGAACAGGCCGGATACGAAAAAGGCGTGAATGACGGAGTAGACGCAGCCTTCGGAGGTTAAAGATGATTTCTTTCGACCTAGCGAATGTCAAAGGTGTGAACACCATCAACTTCGCCAACCGAAAGGCGGCTCGCCGTCAGACCCAGGAACAGCGTGACCTCGTGTTTGCCAAGTACAACGCCTTGGTAGGCACGATGTACCGTAACCAGTATGAAGCACGTATGGCTGCCCTTCAGGAACTGTCCGATCCGCAGAAGACGCCGGAATACTGGAATGAGGACATTGAGCCACGTCTTCCGCTGAATCTGTCGTCGTCCATGCTTGCGAAGGTACAGCCAGCCCTTGGCGGTGCCTTCATTTCGTTCCATTCCAATCCGGGCAAGATGTATTGGTATCCTGGTGGCGGAACTGCTGAGACTGCTCGCCGTGTCGAAGAACTTGTCACGGCTCCGGACGTCGGACGCATGTTCATGTCCAAGAAAGGTATCTAAAAAGTCGAAACATATATATGGTAGACTGTAAAGGTTGTCAAGCTTATTGCTGTCGTCAAGTCGGTAAGTTCCCCTATATGAAGGACTACGACCGAGGCGACGGCGTATGCCGTTTTCTTGATGAAAATAACCGCTGCAGCGACTATGAGAACAGACCGCCGATCTGTAATACGGACGTTATGTTCGAGCGATATTTCTCGAAATTCATGACAAGGGAAGCCTACGACAAGATGAATTCTGACGCTTGTAAGACCCTCAAAAACCCGAAACATATAACATGGTAGAAGTGCTTACTACTTATTAAAGTACAAGGCTGGTAATAGGCACCAGCCAGTGCATTTAACCAAGTCCTATTTATTGGAGTTCTGCCCAATGATTCCAACTGCAGAAGCTGAAAAGATGGTCGACGAAAAGATGGCTAAGGAACAAGAGTCCGCACAACCCGTTGAACCTAAGACCGACGAAGTAGTAGAGACCAAAACACCGGAGTCCACAGAAGAGAAGCCGAAGGATCCAGAACCGGAGAAGAAGGAGGAAGTTACTCCGGAGT